GGATCAGAAAACTGTCTTTTAATTTCTGCTAATCTGTCTTGTACTTCTCTTGCTCCGGTAAATCCAGTAATTTTCATATCTTCTCTAGCTATACGTATCATTTCATTTGTTATTGTTTTAGCATCAGGAAACAGCACTCTAGCATAAGCAGGTGCTAAAGCATCTTCTAAAGCCTCTAATGTTGCAATATCTGTATCTACAACTTTATCTTTAAGTTTAAATGTCTCTAAGACCTTTTTAATTTTGTCTCCCTGACCAAAATTTTCAGCAGCCGAAACTGCTTTGTTTCCAAACCTTAATACTTGTCCAGATAAACCAGCTATTTGAGGGTTTTCATCTAACATGGTATTTATTTTATCTATATTTTCACTTATCTCCGACACAAAACTAACATTTGAAATAGCTTTATTAATTGCAGTCTCACTAGTTAATTGACCTGACAATTGCTTTTTCTCTTTTTGAGAACCAATAATATTCTGTATGGTTGTCCCACTGCCGCCTATTTCAAATACTTTATTAAAATCTTTTGACAAAGGATCTTTATTTTGTTGATAAGCTTTACCTTCTTGATAGGCACCTTTTAACAAATCTTTAGCCTCGGCTTCAGTTAATATTTTAAAACCCTCTCTAGGTCGTACATCTTTTAAAAGTAATGCAGATAACGCAGCATTATATGCTGGAGTGCCTTTTCCATATAATTCTTCTAACGCTATCATCTCATTTGTTCTTTTATCTTTAACTGGTTTCAACGCCTGTCCTAAAACTGTAGACACAGCTGCCGATTTTCTTTTATCTCTAATCGCTCTTATCTTATCATCGTCACTTACAAATTTTTTATATCCTAAACCTAAAGCATCTATTGGATCTGCTCCTGAAGCTAAAGCAAAACCAACCTCACCTATAGGTAGTCTTGTTTTAGGTAGCGGTGCAAATCTGTCTTGTAGCCCTGTAAGCAATGCTATGTTTGATCTTATTTCATCTTCTGTCATGCTACCAAATCTATCTGTCCCTTTACTATACTGCTCCCTATCCACAACATTAGACATGATACCATCATTAGACTGTCCGCCTCTTTTAAACATTGGTCTTTTTAATATTCTTGACATTATCTTTTAGCTCCAAAGATTCTGCCATATATATCAGCACCTGCTAAACCTAAACCTAGTGCTGTCATCAATGGACTTGCGCCTGATGCTTGTTCAGCTTGAGTTGGAGCTATTTGAACTGTTCCTGCTCCTGGTGTTAGTCCTGTGATACCTTGACCAAACATAGCTAACCTGTCTCTTGGATCTTGAACTGCCATGGCTGCCGCTTGTCTTTGTGCATCTAGTACAGCTTGAGTTTGTGCTTGTTGCTGTGATCCTAATGTGCCAAGACCAGATATCTGTGCTCTACTAAAGTCTTGTGCTGCTCCACCTAAACCTTGTTGTAAATTTGCAATACCCATTTGGTTTGCAAGGTCTTGTTGTCTTCTTTGTGATGCACTCTCAAATCCTCTTTGTTGTAAGTCTGCTAGTAATCTAGATCTATTTAAGTCACTTGCCGCCTGAAACTCGGCTCTTTGTACACCCTCACGGCCACCGCCAAACGCACCAGGTACACCTAGTGTTCTAGCTGCTAATTGATTTTGTTGTACTTGTCTTTGTTTGTCAAACTCTGCAAGAGTTGTATCTATAACTTGTTGCTGAAAAGGTGATGTATATTCTGCTATAGTTCCTGCTCCTGTTCCTGCCCCTGCCCCTGTTAAAGCAGTTGCTGCGTCTGCAGCTGTGCCTGCTTTCGCTAAGAAAGGTTGAAAAGAACCAAGGCCTGTTGTTGGGTCTACTGCTTGTTGGTATGCTGCTGCCTGTAATGGGTCTTGTGCTGCTACTTGCGGTGCAAGTTCTGCCATGCCCGCTCTTGTAATATTAAACTGTTGTGCTTGCGCCTGTCTGTTAGCGAACTGCTCTGCTGTTTCACCTGGTTGCTGTTGAACAGCTGTTGTAATACTTGGTATACCAGCTTGTCTAGATAAGTCTGTTAGATATGTTTTCTGTGCTGCCTCTATAAACTCTGGTGGTAATACTCTTGATTCTGTAACACCGCCTTCTTGATAGCCTGCTCTGCCGCCTGATGCAAATAAACTAACACCTAGTTCCTCTGCTAAAAATTTTAATTGTCTTTTTTCTGAGTCTGTTTGTGCTTCTTGAAATAATCTTGGAATTATAGTTCTGTAGTAAAACTGTTTAGTTTCTTCATCTACTTTACCATCCATGTCACCCATTAAAGCGTTTAAAATATTTTGATCTTCAGATATTCCTGGTATTAAAGGTATGTCTAATTTTTCTATTCTAGTTGTTTTTACTTCACCCTCTTTAGGCATGTCACCCATGACACCACCCAATACTTTTCCAATGCCACCTAAAATACCTTTTGGTAAACTCATTAATCCTGTTTGATTTTCTTCTGCCATTATACTACTCTTTTCTCCAATTTTTTCATGGTATCATACATTCTTTGTGCTCCTTTTTCAATGCTGCCGTTGCCTGCTCCTCGAACCGCGTCTGCTGTAAATACAAACTCGTTCTTAGATAACATGGCAGGTACATCATCTGCTTTTTCTTTTATACCTACTGGCACAAATCCACCCTTGTCTCTGTAGTCTCGTTCCATGACTCCGGCTTTATTAGTTGTCATGACACCTGTTGGCATGCCGCCGCCTGCTAGTTTTTGTGGGTCAATATCTCGTACTCTTTTAAAAGGTGGTTGTCCTATAGATTCTAAGTACTGATTAAAGGCAGCAGCTTCTGCTCCATTTCTAAACGTAAGTGGTGTTCCGTCTGGTAACACCCCATTAATTATTACTTGTATACCTACTCCTGCTCCAGCATCTGGATTTTCTTGTCTATACTTTGCATAGCCTTCAAGTATCTGTTGATCTGTCATAGGTTCTACGGGTAGGGTTGGAAAGAAAGGTGGAGTAGGTGGATTTAATTCTCTTTCTTCTAAAATTTCTTCGTCCGTCAAAGGTGGTGCTACGGGTGGTTCTGCAGGACCTACTACTTTTTCATATAGGTCTACTATATCAACTGGTTTCGTAACTACTCTTGGTGGTATTGATGGTTGTTCAGGTGCAGGGCCTACTACTTTTTCATATAAATCTGGTAACAATCTATCTATGCCACCTGGCCCTGGGTCTTGAGGTATAACTCTTTCAATAAAGTTATCTGGTTTACTCGGTTGTGGAAATAAACCCGGTTGACCTGGCATTACTGGTAACAGGGGCTGAACATCTCCACCTGGAGGTTGAATTGGTTTAGATATCGGTAAGTCAGGTTCTTCTATTTTTATAGGCGCTGCTTTAGGTGCAGGCGGAACTACAGGCTCTACGTAACCTGGTATGTTTCTTCTAGCTTGTCTGAACTGTTGTGCTACTGCTGCTTGGTTAGCTAAATTACGTCTTATGTTTTCTGCGAGTGTATTAGCCATGGTAATACCACCAGTTTGATAACCAGCTCTACCACCATCTCTAATATTAACTCTATCAATAAATGCTTTCTTTTGTTCATCAGTCATGGACGAATATTCTTTGTCAAATTTAAAATAATTATCAAAATATGATTCCATTTTTCTACCAACATTTTCTCTTCTTCTAGTCATATATTCTTCATAAGTTTCACCTTCTTGTTGTGGTGGTTCATCTGCTAAAAATGCTTGATAGATATATGTCGCTGCACTAGTCACTCCACCAACTAATATCTGTTGTTGCACTAATGAAGGTAAATCTTTTAATATTGGAACATCTTTAAACAACCCCGTAGCATCTCTCATAAACCCTGTACCTACATCTTTTGATTTTGTCGCAACATTTGCAACATCAGTTTTTCCTGCTCCCTCTGTGCCACTAAATAAATCCTTTATAGCAGTTGTTCTGTCTGCACTTAATGGAGATGTAAAACCACCTTTTAATCCTCCACCAAATGGATCAGCTCCACCTAAAGCTCTCGTACCTGCTCCAAAAGCAAAAGTTCCAACTCCTTGTTTAAATGCATCGCTGATGCTGCCTCTTTGATCAAATCTACCTATACCTCTCATGAGTCCTGCAATACCTGGATTGAAAGGTGCAACAAACGGTGCAGCTTTGACTGCAATATCTGCTAACTCATTAGGTATAAGTTTTCTAAATCTCTCTTTTAATTTACTACCAAGACCATATTTTTTTCTAGGAATAACACTGGCTATCCCACCTTTATCACGTAACTGTCTTGGCATTTTTGCTCTATTGATCATATATGTTAAATGTTGTTATTTTTAAAAGGCAGGGATTTCACCTGAATTTACATTATTACTTGTTTTTAACAAGTAAATCAAGACTATGTTGTAACCTCTCTAGGCTTAGATTGTAGGGCCGAAAGGACTACATGTAGTCTATTAGCTGTAGCTGCAGTCACTTTTAGTATCTCACTTTCCTCTAATACTAAAGGTGCTGATAATAATTCTGTTGTGCCATTTGCTGATATAGACTTTGTCTTAAAAAGACTAAATACGTTACTACTGGTGTCAGTAATAGTCACTGTTATAGTGTCAGCATTACCAGAGTCCTCTGATACTAATATAGATTTTATAATAGCAGTGGTTGCTGATGGCACTGTATATAGTGTTGTAGCTGACGTAGTTGTTAAATCTACCTTTTTATTTACGAATGAATTAGCCAAAGAAGTATGCCTCCGCTTCTGCCTCGTCTTTTAAATCTTGTTGATAGGTAGTATTTAATTTTTGCACAATACTATCTACATCTCTAACAAACGATTGTTGTATTTGTTGATCGTAGTCCTCTGCTGGTTGTGTTAATGCTTGTACTATTCTAGCCACGTTTCTTAACTCCTTTAATTTTCTTTTTATTTAACGATGCATAAAAAACCTGTTCTCCACGTTTCTTACCGTATTGCTTTTTCATAGAAGTCATTATCTTTTTACCTTTTTTATTTAGTGGCATTATCTTCTACCATCTGGTTGATAATCTATTCTAAATGTTCCCAACTTCCAAAACTGACTGGTGCTAGTATTTTCTACTTTTAAAGATATCTCTCTAGCCCTAGCACGTGTATCTATCTTTTGTGTAGCACTGCTTATAGTAAATGGTCCTAATGTAGAACTAGCTTGTGTATCGTTTGGAAAATCTCTTAGATTTAATGTTATTCTAGAGTCTCCTGTTTGTGCAAGAAAGTCTGGTAACACTCTTCTTATTTTCATCATAAACTCACCATCACCTGCTAGTCCCTGTTGACCAATATCAAAACTACCAGATTCTATACTCGCTGTAATAGCAGTTGTTGCACCTTCTCTTATTTGATCTAAACCTGTTTCATGTTCATAGTAATAACTTACACCATCGGTATTACCTTGCACAAATGTAGAAGAACCAGATGTACCATTAGAACTTGTATCGTATTCTGTTGCATGTGGTTTACCGAATACAGCAGAGTCTTGCCACGAAGTTCTAGCTAATGTACCAACAGTCCACACTGGTCGCTCGGGACTTGAATCTAGATAATTGTATGCAACCATTCTATTTACTGTTCCTGAACCTGAATTAGGATAGAACCACATTACTTCACCAAACAAATTATTAAGACCTGCATTAATATGTTGTTTTGGAATTGTATTAATATCATCAAATACATGATCCTCAACTAAACATGGTAGCGATTCTAGTTTACCTGTATATCTAAAGAAGCCATTCTCTGACATCCAGTATGCTGTACCATCAACCTCAACGGCTGCATTCTGTCCAATTAATCCACAGTTTGTACCAACCTGTTGAAATGAGAATGTAAATGGTGGACCAACAAATCTCATAATAAATAATGCAGTATCAGTCCAAACATAGATTGCATCTCTACCACGTATCGCTCCTACAATTTTAGATCCATCTGCTAGTCTTTGTGTACCTGCAGTATTAGTTGCACTTGGTGTGTATGTGCCTATGTCCTCTTGAGAGGAGAATCTTATAAACATAGGGTCTTGTGTAGATGAAGTTCCTATAGTTGTTTCTGTGCCAAAAAATACTAAGTGTCTATCTGGTGTAGATACTAAACTAAATGCAGAGGCCGTTGGTGCACCTGATATTATAGTTGCTCTGGTGTTGTTTGCACCCGTTGGGTTTGAGTCCCATTCAAAACTTTCACCACCGTTAATAGTTGCAATTAATTTATTACCAAAATTATCTAAAGACCATAAACCTGGTGCTGTTACAATATCTCCTGATGCTGCAGAGTTCCATGCAAAATAATTAGATGCATCGGTTACTGTTGCACCTG